GAAGACGAAGAAACCGACGACTTTATAGACCTAAACGAAATATTGTAAACCTATGAAAGATGTAATGTCAAATAGAGGTGCGTTTACTCATAAAAAGATCTCAAGCCTTTCTGGAGGAGATGACGACACCAATTCCTCAGTATGGACTACTGCCCGAATCAATCGACTACTTTTTGACATTGAGAATGACGGCTTTGATATTAAAGGAATTCATAATTCTCCATTTAAAGATAATGATATCTCCTTAAAGCGAGCAAACCTACCTTTTGAATACACTCCAGAAGAATGGGAAGAGATGAAACGATGTAAAAGCGACCTTCTCTATTTTGCAGTAAACTATTGTAAAATTCAAACAGATGACGGCGTACGTTTAATTAGGGATACTCCAGGCTTACGTGACTTTCAAGAAGAAATTCTTACCTCCTTTAGGGGAAACAAGTTTAATATCTTAATGGCAAGTCGACAAGTAGGTAAGTCAGTTACCTCTGCAATCTTCATCCTATGGTTTCTTCTATTTCACGAAGAGAAGACTGCACTTGTTGTTGCTGACAACTTTACTACTACTCGAGAGCTACTAGACAAATTTCGTATATGTTTAGATGGTCTCCCGTTCTTTGTTAAACCTGGAATCAAGCATATAAATTCAGGAAATATCAAGTTCGATAACGATAGTCGTATAGTCGGAAGAACGACTACTAAAAAATCAGGTATCGGTCTTACTGTTAACTTATTGTATATAGATGAGTTTGCACATATCAATGAAGCAAACTTAGACGAGTTTTACCGAGCTATTTTACCTACTATTTCAGCAGATGCTAACGGGAAAGTAATTATTACTTCTACCCCAAATGGTCGTAATAAATTCTACGAAATCTGGCAAGATGCGATTGCAAATATCAGCGACTATGTGCCGCTAAGAGTAGACTGGTGGCAAGTAAAAGGTAGGGACGAAGAGTGGAAACAGAAGGCTATTGCTAACATGGGATCAGTCGAAGACTTTAATCAAGAATATGGACTCCAGTTCTTCTCATCAGACCGACTATTGCTAAATTCAAATGAGCTTAAGAGACTCTATGCAATACGCTCAAACTACATAAACTCATCCTTCATATTGACTGAAGACAAGCAGTGGATAAATGACTATTTTACAGTTCACCCAAGTTATGCAAAAAGGACTAGACTTGACTATAAAAACGATGACTCTTATTATCTGTGTTCTATAGATACAGCAGATGGCGTGGGTGGAGACTTTTCAGTTCTTAACATATATAAAGCAGCCGCACTTCCAGTAAAAGAGCTTATTAAGAAAAAAGAGGCAATACGCGGAGAATCAGATACTGTTTCTCTAATTCAGGTAGCAACATTAAGATCTAATGAAATTGATGTAAATCAATTTGCAGCAGCTGTCGAGTTTATAATATACGACCTGTTTAATCCTGACAAAGTAAGAATCGTCCTTGAAATGAATCATAAAGGGGAGATAATAAAAAATAGGTTACAGGATAATTCAGAGTATTGGCCATCGCAGATGATACATACTAAACACACAGAAATGGCAGTACAGGCTAAACCTGGAATAAGACTTGGACCCACTAATAAGATAAAGTATTGCGAGAAATTTAAGTATTTAGTAGAGACTCTTCGTATAATTCCAAACGATTATCTTACTGTTTCTGAGCTTATGTCATTTGGCAGATCAAAGGGAGGAACTTATCGCGGACAAAACGGAAACGATGATTTAGCAATGACTAGTGTTAACTTAGCTCCTGCCTTCGAGTCATCTCAATTGTGGGACATGACTATTGCAACATATGAAGCGACTTCCACTGAGTATCGTAAAGAAGTTGAAGAAAAAATATTCAGTCTATTTAGGACAGGCTCAACTAAACCGCTATATGATTATGATACTTTAAAAACAATAAACACGCCACAAGATCCATCAGAAGCTAATAAATCAAATCATACTAGCGTTTTTAATCTAGAGTCTTTAGAAAAAATGAAAAAAATTAACTCTAAATTTTTTAAAGATTAGGTAAATCTTAGTATATTTGTCTAGTATCAAAACAAACTATATGAAAACTCTAAAATTCGAAGGAAACATCACATTAGATGAAGTTTTCAACCTCCACAAAAAAGCAATATATGATAATTTAATAGCATCAGTCGAAAAGTCATGTATTGACTTGGAAGAGGCTGATGCAACTATCGTAAAGATTAATATCAATGATGATATCTATACAATAAATCTTTCTCAAGAAAAGTTTGTGAGCGGACTTCAAAAAGCACTTATATTTTATGAAGAGATAGAAGAGTATGAAAATTGTGCAAAGTGTTTAAAAATAATTAACTCAATAAAAAGTAAAAAAATGGAAGTAAAATAACATGAATGAACAAACTAACGCCAAAAACAACGCTAGGATCCAAGAGATATCTGAAAAACTACTACTACCTACTGTACTTGAGTCTGATAGAAATGAATTAGCTAGTCTAATTTATCCAAAGCTTAAGTATTTTATTTGGAAGTTTTGTAAAAACGATATTGACACAGAAGAGGCTCTACAGTGGACTCTTAAGAAGATATTTAAAAACATCCACCAGTTCAATTACGAAAAGGGTAGGTTTACTACTTGGATCTACACAATTGCACGTAACGAGACACTTTTTTATCTCTTTCATCTAAAGAAAAACAGTCACTATAGCATTGATGCATTACAGTATACTTCAGATAGTGCAGATAACTTTGGAGAAATTCAAATATCGCATGGAGATCTAGACATGATCTATAACACAACAGTCTCAGAAATATACGATATACCCGATCCTCTGCTAAAAGGCATTGCTGTAGATAAAATGATAAGGAATAAAAAAGTAAAAGATATAGCTATAAAATATGAGATGAATGAAAACACAGTAAAGACAAAACTTAGAAAAATTAGGTCTGACTTGAGAGTCTCAATTCTAAAGAAGAATCCACAATTTGATGAAAAAATAAAAGCAATATTATGATTTTAAATAAACTAAATCCAGTTTGGGTAGCTACCTCACTCAAGAAAAACATAAACGAGTATTCTAAATACATAAAGTATAAAAAAATAATCTATAATCTGAATGAATCTGGAAAACTTGATGAAATTGGGTTTAAAACGGATGAAGACGCTAATCTATATTTAGGCGTAAACTTAAACCCTGAACTTCTACTCTATTCTGATGCTTCACAAGAACCAGTTGAGTTAAAGATGATATCTGAAAAAATGTTAAAATACAATGACTTCCTAACAAAGGAGGGGATACTTGACGTAATAACAGTCGATTATGATAGAGTTAAGAATGATTCTTTTTATGGTTATGTCCTACAGATTAAATTTAATTTTAGCAATTTTAAAAAGAGAGAGATCGCTTGGGCGATATCTTATTTTACGATTCTATTATTAGCTTCTGGCTCTTTACTTCTGTCCTTATTACTGTAAGATAAATAAAATAACAAAATAAACTAACATGAAAAATTGGTTACCATTACTAAAAACACACGCATGGAAGATTAGTACAATCATCCTACTTGTTCTCTATCTAGCAAAAGGCTGTACTTATTCTAGAGTAGCTAAACTAGAGAAACAATATATTAAAGATTCAGCTAAAACACAAACTTTTCTTGACTCCTTAAGAAAAGAAGTAGCTAGCAAAAAGGAGGTTCGTGACGAAATGGAAAGAACTATGTTCAACTATTTAATCTATGAAGACGATCTAGATAAAGGTAAAAGCAGCTTATCTGAAATTAAAAATAAGATAGAGTCAAATGACTAACTGGTTTAGTAGAAACCAGCACTTAATAATTAAGTTTGCGTTTCTAATTCCGATAATATCAGTTGCAGCTATTTCTATATCTCACGTAGTTAGCTGGTATGATTTAGCTAACCCAACGAGTTGGGCAATTTACCTGTCTATTGCTATTGAAATCGCTGCAATGTCTGCAATTGCGGCAGCTGCCGTAAAGGTAAGAGGGTTCTCCGTTTGGTTTGTTTTTATAATAGTTACATTTATTCAATTTATCGGTAATATCTATTTTAGTTATACTGAGATAGACGAGACCTCTAAATTTTTTACACAATGGGTTGAACTTACTTTACCAGTAATGGATTCTTTAGGTGTAGATATTACTAATGTAGCTTCACAAAAAAGAGTCCTAGCCTTACTTGAAGGCGGTCTTCTTCCACTAATTTCACTTACTTGCCTGCATTTCTTTATTAAATATGAAGGTAAGGATGCTATCTCTATAGCTAAAGAAATAGAAGATTTACAGGAAGAGTTGAAAGAAGAGATAGAAGAGGATGAAGCTATCCAAGAGCAATTAGAAGAGCAATTAGAAGAGCAATTAATTAGTAAT